TACCTACAGTACCATTCCAACCTGACTTGTCTGGAATACGAACATCATTTCCCATTTTGATAAAATCATGACCATATAACTTATATTGAAGCATATAATCAAATTGATCCTGTTGACTTGCAGAATCTTGTGGGATAGTTTCAAAGTTAAACGGCTTATAGTCTGCAGAAAAAACAAATGCAGCTAAAACTAATAATATTCCGATTATCTTTTTCATTTTTATTACCTTCTTATTAAAAATTCTATATATTTATAGTTTTCTAATTAATTTAAATAAATATAGAAAAAGAGCTGACTTTTGTCAACCCTTTTTATTGTAATATTATTGTTTTAAATTATTGCATATGTGATAGTGTCCATACTGTACTATATCCTTCACCAGTTTTTCCAACATTACATGTAATAACATCATGGGAAATACTAGTTACTGCATTAGTATGGATAAATGTAAAAACATACATGTTTGACTGCATTTCAATATGCCAACCACTAATATCTTGTAAATAATACCATTTTTCATTTTTTATGCCTTCACCGACATCTTCTATAGCTCTTAATATTGCTAAACTACCAGCTCCAGTATCACCAACCAATAAAGATATTAATTCTTCTGCAGATGGCGTACCATCAAAACGATAGCCTGTTGATTCTTGCCGGTCTGCTATAATTTTTATATCATAAATTTTGATTTTTTCATTAGTAACAGATGGACCATCACTAATACATCCTACTGTTACAGATGTATCATCTTTTGTCAATGTAATATTAGTTCCAGCTTTTAATTTAAGTGTTTTTGCTCTTGCCATAAATCCTCTCTTTATCTATATATATATTCACCGTCTTCTGTGGTAATATATGCAGAATCATCATTATCATCTTCTGAATATGTTAATAATCCATCTGGATATTCAGTATCATCTTCTTCAGACATATCTTCACCAACCAATACATCATTATGCTGAGAAGCAAGATGAACACCACTAGCATAGCTCGATGCTTCTGGAATTAATCCACAGTATTCGTCTAATAAGAAGTTAATTTCTGCATTCTGCGACCAATCATAAATATCCTTATCTTGGAATAAGTAATTAGTTCCTAAGACAATAATAAAATTAGTCGCAATGAATAAATCATAATTACCAAGTTGTCCTTTTTTCCCAGCTGGTGTTGGTAATGGACGTAAATCAGAAAATAACTCATCTAAATTTAATGCAGTTTGTAAACCAGCATTTAATAAATTTATATAAATACCGTTACGATCTAAACTGATACTAATATCAGTTCCGAGATTTCCTTCTATAACAGGTGTAGAACGAATATCAAAAATCCTATCTCTACGTCTTATAAAAATCTTAAATCTAAATTTTTCTACTTGCGATTTTCTTAACTTTACATTTAACTTATTTAGATTAAAATAAGTATTAATCATTGTATAAGTGCTATCAGTTGTATAATCATCACCATTTGGAGTAAATCTAGCACCTAATGCATCATAAGGTAAATATATTTTTGATAATTGTTTTAATCTAAAATCATATTCACATTTATTAAATGGTTCATCTCTATAACAATACCACAAATAGTCAAATCTTCTAAAATCTAAATTATATGGATTTTCACCAACTACACCTGGATTACCATATTCCAAATTAGGAGATTTTTGATTTTCAAAATAATAATCAAAATGAATATTTGAATTAACAAGCAATAAGTAATATAATTTTCTTAAACATCTTGTAACTGGACGAACTTCATTAATAACGGTAATTATTGTCTTAGCCATACCGTTAAATTCTTTAAATGTAATGCCAGCTTGAGAAGTCAAATCAACATCAAATGTAGAAGTTAAATAATAATCTTTAACTCCTGCATGCATTGCGACATCTTCAGTAAATCTACGAACTGCATGGATTTCATCTTCTCTATAATATTCTGCATTTTCAGAAAAGTTCGTAATATTATTAGGTGCTGCCCAAAGCTCGACAATCGATGCACATAAACCCATGGTATTTAAAATAAATTGTATACCAAGATACGTTCCTTTAATCTGGTTATAATAAGGAATAAACTTATAGATAGAACGAAGAAGTCTGTATGCTTCGTCTTTATATTGTTGTGGTAAATCGTTAATTTCCATCAGTTTCCTTGTCCTTTATAGTTCTTGCCGCATCCAAGAAATATACATATTCATTTAAATTTGGATTTACTTCAATATTAAACTGCTTTACATATTCACTAAGCAAAGGAGTTTCTGTTCTGAATGGGTCATTAAAATTATTTATTCTAGCAATTTTTTCAAGTGTACTTACAGCATTTCCAGTAGACAAACTTTCCTGCGAAGTATTCAAGAAATCTTCTGTAAATTTTACAAATGCCTTATATATTTCGTCAGTAAGATATTCTGGAATATAAGAATTAAATTTATACTTACGTCCTTCATCAGCAAATATAAATGGTCCTAATGTAGCATCAGCATAAGTTGCATTTCTTACAAATTCTTTAATTTCATTATTATCAACATCAATCCATGCTTCAACATTGATATTTCCTTTCTTATTAATATGTGTAATATAAAAGGTTAATACTCCCTGATCTGCATAATATGTTAATGTTGATTCATCAATAACACCAATACTATCATTAAATAAATTTACTGTCGGTTGATAAGCCCATAAAAACTTATTTGGATTAGTAACCCTAACTAATACTTTTCCTTCAATATTTTTTGAAACAATCATATTTTTTGGATAAATATCAATAAAGTCAATAATAAGATGTTGGATTTTCTCATCATCATCGAGTGTTATATAATCCCATTTTCCATCTGTTGTATATTCAACTTTATTTGCCGCAATATCCCAGACTTCAATCTTAAGCTGATTTTCATTAAGTTTATCAACTGAATAGCTTTTATCTAATGTAAAAGACAAAACATAAGTATTTCCTGTCTTATTATAAGATAGCTTAGAAATGCTTTCAGAAATTGTATGTTCTGTTTCTTTTCTAAGACATTCATAAAGAACGTCATCACCACATTTTATTCTTAATTGGCAAACATCAATTAACGTATCAGAATTAATTGTAAAGCTACACTTTCTGTTAGAATCAATAACTACATACTGAACATCTTCAGAAACAAATTCAGGACCTTTCGTATCGATGATAATATCACCAATAAGACTGGTCATGTAAATGATACCAGGAGAAGAATCTAAGAAGATCGTTCCAGTTACTTCTCCAAGCGGAGGTGGATAATCATTCTTATTTTTATTTGGTAAATGTCCTGGAGTCCACTCTTCAGTAGTTCCATCATTATAAGTAATGTATTTAAAAAACCAGTTAGTAGCTGATTGCATTTCCTCGACGGAATCAAACTTTCTATATCCGCCTTCCTTTGTAATAGTTTCTGATTTTTTAAATGACATAATTAAACTTCCCAAATACCAATAGTGTCAAATGATTTCTTATCCAATGTAGTAAATTTAATTCTTGGCCAGTCTTTCTTGCAACGAGATGCAGCAGAAGACTGTAAGAATATCTTTGTAATAATTGGATTCTTCAAAATTATATTTGTCTGTCTTTTATTATCAATCGCAATATGATTATTTAGTTCAACCTTATATTTCTGTAAAACTTCACAACCTTTCCTTATGATATACTTTATAGCATTAGCAACATCTTCTGTTTTACAAGAATCAATAAAGGTCTCATAGTCATCTGTTAATAAAACTCTTTCCTTAAATGTCTGGAAATCAGTAACCAACATATTCTTATCATCGTCAATCAAACCGATATTCTTAGACGTAAACCATTCATCAATATTATGATAATTCCACAAAAACTTCTTATAAGCAAGTATTTTGACTTTCTTGATTTCATCCTTGAATAATTCAGAATAAGTCATAAAATCGGTCCAATAACCATCTTCACTATCTCTTATGACATTATTAATGAATTCACCATAGGACTGTAATCCTTCAACCCTAATCAAAACGTCATTTCTAATTAACGGATTATTAGATGAAGTAAAAATTTCATTCGGATTTAATACAACTGGATATTCCTTAGAACGGGAAATATCTTCCAAAGTTTGTATTAAATTATCATATGTAGTAGAAATATACCCATTTACTACATTCTGATTGATTACCGATTCTAATTCTTTCTTAGAGAATGGTATTGCTACACGATTAACATTAAATACAGTTTTATTAGTTATCATCTTACATTATTTATAATAAAAAACCGCTTGTTAAAAGCGGTTTCTTTTTAAATGTTATTTTAAATTAATAGCCGAGAAGACCAATAATATATGGCTTCGTATTATTCGGGAATTCTGACAATTCCAACTGAGTAGCCATAAAACTTACATTTTTCATATAAATTTCACGGTTTACTTCGGGTTTCTTGTCAATCTTTTCGAATAATTCCTTATACTTTTCTCTCAAAGCCTGATATTCTTTGACATATTCTTCTCTATGCTGAGTAAACTGAGCATTACCAGCCTTATCGTTAATTTCCTTGCCTTCAGCATCACGATCACGATACTTTTCGATAAGAAGCTGACCTTCAGAGAACATAGCCGGAAAATCTGGTTCCTTACGTTCATCATAAAGTTCATTCATCAACTGACTATACAATGGAGCCATTGCTTCGCTATTCTTATACATGAACCAAGAATACTTAGCATTAATACCATCTACAGTCAAACGGGAATTAAATTCCTCAAAAAGTTGCTGGAGCTGGAAATTTGTAATCTGTACTTCTGATACTTTCATTTTTTCACCTTTATATTGTTTTTTATATATAATTTATTTTTTGTGTAAACTGTCTAAATACGGAACTAAAACTTTTTGCCAATCCTTACATTGATGTGTTTCGATTAATTCCTTTTCTTTATTTGGAATTTGAACCAATAACATTTCACCAACTTTAATATCCGTATGTTTCTCTAAAATTGCCTTATAGGTATTTAACTGTAACTCATAATGGTTAATATTACAATCGTCCATCATATCGAACGGAGCTCTAAGTTTCTGATACCTATTGTTAAAATCCCATTTCTTGTTTGTCTTCCAGTCAAGGATTGCAATACAATTCTTTACTTTATTATAACATAAGAAGTCAATAGTTCCACACAACTGCCAGTCACGGTCATAAACAATTGTTTCATTCTTGATGGGAATATAACGTTCTTTCAAAATAGACAAAGCTTTCTTACATCTTTGTTTTCTATATTCAAAATCTTCCTTCATTCCAGGATATTTTGCAAGAACATTCTCATCAGGATAAAATTCCTTATTTTGCCAACCAAGTTCCATAACACTATGGACATAAGTTCCTAACTGGCAAGCATAGTCGCCTGAAGCTTTCCAAGCTGCTCTGACTTGTTCTACAGTCATTCCTTTATATTGACTGTCTTTTTTCTTAATTGCTTTTTCTGCAATTAAATCCCAGTCTTTTTCTACTTCAAGTTGACCGACAAATGTAGTAACTGATGTATATTTCGTTCCGTAACTATCTGTATATTTGTGCGGAACTTCTTCGAAATATATATCACTGAATGCTTCCCATAATTGTTGATATACGTCTTTCATAATTACCTAAATCTATCCCATTCATGTCTAATATGTTCCATCTGTTTATGGAAACCTTTATCAGCCCATGATGGCATTATTTCCTCAAATTCTTTAAACGTTCCGCCAATCTTCTTAAACCAACATGCCAGACCTAAAATCTGCATATGTCTACCACCAGCTTCACATGTTTCAATCTTTTCATTTATATATTGTTTTGCATTCGTTAAATCGATTGAACCATGCATCTTGCGATACCATTTTGCTCGTTTTTCAAGTTGCTTAAGATGTTCTTCTTGTTTCTCTACACAATATTCATAAGCCATTCTAAATTCAAACCCGATTGCACTAGCAGGGTCAAATAACTTACCATTATGACAACTGTAATAATAAGGTGCTCCTTTATATTTTACACAAGGAACCTTAAAGAACTGTGCTCTAACGAATGATGCCTTATCTGCATGTGGAAAATAATTTACAAGAAAATGATATGGACTAAATGCTTGATTAAAACATTTATAAAACATTCTATTTATATCATATTCTTTATCAAGAAACAAAAATACTCTGAACTTCTGGTTTGTTCCATCATAAGAATGTGAAGTATGTAATACATAGAAATATTCTCTAAAACTATCTTCAAATTCCTTTATGCTATAATTCGGATCATCATAATCTAAAATTAAAACATCAGTAGAACCAATACTTTCAGTTCGTCTTTTAGTGTCGGTAACTGTACAAATCTTCCATTGTGGTATCATGTCTTTCTTTTCTACTACAATTGGATTTTTTATACAATTCAAAAAATTCTTTGCAACTTTATCCGACCATACTAATGGCTTCATGATATTATCATATTGATTTTGTATTGTCTGGATTGTTCTCATATTCAATAACAAATATAGTATTTTTCTATTTTCTTATTTATTAAATGTAAAAATATTTTAATTTTTTAAAAATACAACAAAAAGACCAGACATAAGTCTGATCTTTTTATTTAAACTATTTCTTATTAGTGCTTACGCTTTCTAAGAAAAGCGGCTGCTGCTTGTTCAATATCAGATTGAGACATTTGAACCGGAGATTCTACTGGAGTAGCTTGAGCCGGGGTAGCTGGAACTGCTGGATCGTTCTTTGCAACTTCAACAGGGACCTGCGACGGTTTCTTTTCGAGTCCAGCAAGATGTGCACCGAACATAGAACCGAGAACAGTCTTAAGATCAATACCAAGAGAATCAGTTAAACCACTAGAAACTTGTGTAAGTGTCTTGGTAATATCGCCAGTGAGCTTAGCTGTACCGCTTTCACCATACATATTGATATTGCCAATCTTTTCCATCGGTTTTGCAACGGCACTTGCAATAGCTGGTAACTGTTCGAAATACTTTTCAATAGTTCTGAGCTGCATTTCCTGTCTTGCTGCATCACCATACTTCTTCATAGCTTCAGCCTTCTGGTCAAGTGCTGCTGCTTCTGCAAGACCCTTAGCCTTTACAGCATCAGCTTCTGCTTCACCCTTAGCCTTAGTTGCTGCAGCTTCAGCGAATGCTTTTTGCTTATCAGCTTCAGCCTTAGCCTTAATAGCTTCAGCCTGTTGCTTCTGTGTGAAGAGTGCTGCTTCAGCTTCCTTCTGTTGTCTATAAAGGTCAGCATCAGACTTCTGAATTTGTGCTTGCTTTTCTGCTTCTGCCTTCTTCTGGATTTCAGCTTCGAGTTCCTTCTGTCTAACAGCTACCATTCTTTCACGAATTTCAATCTGCTTTTCCTGCTTTGCAACTTCAGCTGCAGCAGCTGCGATGTTAATGGTCTTTTGCTGTTCTTGCTTCTGAATTTCGTAAGCAGCGTCAGCTTCAGCCTTCTTACTATCAGAAATTCTCTTAAGGTCAGCCTTCTTAACTTCGAGATCATTCTGCTTCTGTGCGATTTCAAGATTAGATGCAACTTGTGCGTCGTTTGCTTCCTTAGCTGCTTCAGCCTGAGCAATCTTAACGTCTCTTTCTGCATTAGCCCTAGAAATTGCTGCTGCTTTCTGAATTGCAACTGCCTTATCAACACCGAGGTTTTCAATAACCTTTGCTGTATCAGAGAAGTTCTGAATATTAAATGTTTGAATAACAATACCGAGTTTCTTTAAGTCTGGAGAAGCATTTTCAAGAACCTTCTTAGAAACCTGTTGTCTATCGTTAACAAGCTTGATAAGTTCCATCTGACCAACAATCTCTCTCATGTTTGCTTCAAGAACTTCAGTAATCATCTTCTTAATTTCATCTGGATTCTTATTTAAGAAGTTCTGTGCAGCAACCTTAATATCAGCTGTTTCATCAGAAATTTTGACCTGAACAACTGCATCAACTGCGATATTAATATAATCTGACGTTGGAATACCAGAAGTCTTAACGTCGATTGGAATAAGCTTTAGACTTAAAGTATCGACTTGTTCAAGGAACGGAATTCTAAATCCTGAATGTCCGATAATTGTCCTTAGTTGTCGGAAACCAGAGATGATTTTAACTTCATCTGGTGCGGCTTTGATATAAGACGCAAAAAAGAGAATACTTAAAGCAATTACTGCAATTCCGATAAGTATTGGGTAGATCATATTAGATGTCATGTTTTTCCTTTATTTCATTGTTTTCTATTAATTTGTTAAGCTCATCGATACAAATATCCTTAGTTGACTTTGGCGGAACATAAGAGTTTAAGTCAATCGGATCAAATTCCCATGTCAAATAATTATTTTGTTTTGTCATGGAAACAAAAAAATCTGTAATTCCTGGATGTTCTTGTTTGAGTTCATCATACTTCTGTGCAATCTTATTCTTTACATCAGCAACACTAAAACTCTGCTTTTCAAAGTAATCCTTTGAATCCTTATAATACCAGAATGTTATACCTTTATATTTGAAAAACTTTTCAGCGTCATCATCAAATAATGACTGAATAATCTTATTCTTATCTGCAATTAAGGTAGGTGTCTGAATGGGAACGTTTTTAAAGCGTTCCATTGTTGCCATTCTGACGCAACTCTTTATGCAGCTGCAGATAATGAAAAGTGCAGTTAAACCAACAATCGTCCAAGCGATTACTATCATTTTATATCTCCTTGTAAGTTTTTCCTAAATATAGCAAAAAGGGTGACTGCCGTCAACCCTTTTTATTTAATGTTGTCTGAAACGATATATTAGAGGCTCAAATCACCATTCAAAGAATCGTAATCGAAGTCTGCATCTCTCTGACCAAGCTGTCTACCAACAATGTTACTAATTGTTCTAAGAACAGTATAGTAAGAACCGTTACCGCCGAAAATTTCATCCTTAGCATTCGGGGTTTCAAGCAAGTCTGCAATCTTTTCTGCCTTTTCTGGATCGAAGTCAATGTCACGACCAGCCTTCTTAGCATAATACCAATCCCAGAATTCGCCAATCAAAGCAGCTGCGGAATCAGGATTAATAAATCTCTGTAACTTGCTATTAGCCTTGTCATAGTTTCTACCAAAGACTTCCTGTGCAGTTTCTGGTTCTTCAGCAAACAATCTAATGAGTGCCTGGAAATTTTCAGAATCAACAAGTGCAGAAACATCTTCACCATCACGGTTCTTTTCATAATAATCCCAGAAGGTGTCGATTAATCTATCATAATCATCCTTGCCACGGTCAACACGGTTACGAACATCGCTAACATCTTGTCCAAGCTGACCTTGTAAAGAAGCAATAATAGCTTCCAAATCAATTCTCCTAGATGAACGTGTAGGAGGTTCTGTTCTTGGTAATCCTGGTAAGCTGAGACCACTAATTAAGTCCCAACTAATGCCATTATCTTGAACAAATTTGGCAAATTGACCTAATGTAGCATTCTTACCAGTTCTGTCATACTGTTTCTTCCAGTCAGCAAGCATATAAAGCAAGTTTTCTGCAGAATCATGACCAAGAACACGGTCAGATGCACGGGACATTTCGTCAATTCTTGTATCTTTACTGATTGTATAACCGCATTCAGCAAGGAACTGTAATGCCTTTTTAAGTTTTAATGATTCGTTTTGATCCATGTTGTTAGCCCATTCTTCCTTATCTTTTTCAATATCTTCGACACTTGTCTTGTATTGATTATTGTTGTCTTCTTTATATTTTTCCATATATTTCAATGTAGAACCAATATATGAACGTAATTCTTCTAAGGTTTCAACTTTCTTTATTGGCATTCCAGATAAAGAACTCTTAAATTCCCTTACATAAAATTCATTTTCATAACCCTTATATGATGCGACTTTAATCTTATCATTATTATAATAAATGATTATATCAAAATCGCCATCTTCCGGATTTTTTCCTTTGATAATACCAATTTTATCATTTTGCTGTGCTAATTGCTTAGCATATTTAAGCATAATATCTCTGGTTAATTCTGTAGATTCCTTCAAAAATGAATATCCACATTTACCGAGAATATCTCTTGCTTCATTTAAATTCATTTTTTCTCCTTAATAATTTTATATTATTTATAAAAAATTAGAACTGTAATCCCAACTTTTCCTGCCTCAAATGAATTCGTTTTATCATGTTTATATGTAAATTCTGTGCTTTTTCCGACATCGGGTCTTCTCTAGTAGAAGTAATATGTCCTGATAGAGTTACCTTTGTAGTATAAAAAATCGGAATTTTATAAAAACCTAAAACATCACCAATCCAACGGTCTTCATCTCCCCAAGTTCCATCAAAACAAGGATGAAATATCCTGCCACCGTTTATTTTTCTCATTAAATCTACTGCTTTCTGAGAAAGATAAATACCGCAACTATATACAAAGTTTAACGGATTTTTACAATCGAAACCTTCATCCCAATTATATTCTTTCGTTATATTTTCTTGCTGCATAAATCGGCGATGATCATTTTTACCAACACCAAGTAAAACACAGTCTGCACCGATTTCAGGAATAATATTCAAATCACCTTTTGGAACTTTATCGCCATCAAGAAATAAAAAATCTCCTTTATAGTCAAAATATGCTGCACCGATGTCTCTACATTTACCTGCCAAGAATCCAGTTCCTTCTGTATTATAAACAGCTGGAACTGTTGTATCTGGTTTATACCTATCAAAACAAAATACATGATTAAACTCATGTATCTTGTCTTCAATTAAATTAATTTTATCTTCTTGATTTTTATTAATTACTACTATATTCATTAGTTTCTCATATCAACTAAATAAACAGTATCATAATCTTTACCATTTACTGTTGTTACGCCATATCCATTAACCATAAATTTAAAACTAGAAAAATATTCATCATATGAGATTGGACATACTTCATTAAAATTTCTATGAACTTCACCTTCATGTAAAATTGTTGAATATTTACCATAATTTGCATTATCAGGAGATAGGGTCATTATTGTTGCAACATCTGTATTATAACAATATTTTGTTCTAATTTTATTTGCTGTTTGCCAATAATTATAACGAGGATCTGCTGTTTTATAAAAATTAGAATATTGTGTTATAGTTTTTGGCGCGCTATATGATACACCTGTTCCTTGTATTATTTGAGGGATCCAACCAATAACTTCATTATATACCCAGTTATAGTCCCATTCTGTCCATATATCATTCATTACTGTACATGGTATATTATTTGAATCATAATATTTATCAAGCTGCCATATCCCTCCAGTAATAAAAGCATGTCCACCGCCATCATTTTCTATTGGAACAGAAACTGCATTATAACCATAATCTCTTAACTTATATGAAGAATCTATTGGTCTTAATATATAATTAAAACTATTTCCATTTTGGCCATTAGACCAATTCCAATAACAAATATCTTGTAAACAAATTTCTGGATTGCTTGAAGTTGAATAACCTTCACAAATATAACCGCATGAATAAATTATAACTCTAAGTCTACGAGTACTTCCAGAATTTTCTGTTATATAAAATTTACAACCATAATTTGATCCTTGATTAGCATCAAATTGAGTATATGTTCTTGAAATATATAATTCACGATTAAAATGATTTGTTAAAAAAGCATAATCTACATATATACCACCAACACGTGCCATATGTATTGCATATTGATTAAATTTATATAATCCATCTGATGAAGTATCACCATTTATATAATATGTTTTTTCTTGTATTTGACTATTATAACAATGAATTCTGCCACCAGAAATTCTAGCAATTGTTGTATATGAATTTGGTGATGATTCTGACCACCATGGGTCTCCAATAACACCATATAAATTGGCAAAACCAGCAAATTCTGTTTTACTATTTTTTCTGTAAGTAGGTTGATGTTTTTGATAGGTTTGGATATTACCCATCAATTTATCTTCTGAGGATTTAAGCGTTGAAAATGTTGCTTTATTAGTGGTAGTATTAGTAGTTTCAGTTACTTGGATTGCTGTTCCTGCAACATATTTTTTACCACCAAAACCATCACAACTAATAATATTTTCATTACCAACAGTATTAACTTTTATAACATCATCACCTGACTGATATGTTGTGTCTGTTTTAGAAATAACACCATCTTCTATTTTAAGACAATTATTTTCATCATCTTTATATACAGGAGCTAAATCAGTAACTTTAAATCTTGCATTTTTACCTGCATCTGGAATAACAACAGGTATCTCGGCATCCGTAGTATCAGTTTTACTATAACTATTTAATTTTACTAATTCATTTTTATTATTTTGTTTCCATCCTGCCATAATTTAATACTCCATTGATACCATTGATATAGTTGTTTTTGAATTTGTTGTATCTAGTGAAACAGCTGGAATAAATCTAAGTGTAGAAAATAAGCCAGTATATGTACTACCATTTACCATTGATAAAACATTTCCACAAAATGGCGGTAATGCAACACGTGTCGTTCCATCAGTCTTAATATAATAATTAGGAGTAAATGACGATACCCATTTATTTTGTGAGTTTTCAAATTTTGCAATAGTTGCATAATTTGCAGATGATGTATTTAAACTTATATTAGTAGCACCTGATAATAAACCTTGTTCATATATAAATGCATCAGCCTGATATGACGTATCATTTACAAGTATTAAATCAGGTTCTTTATCACTTGTTCTATTTAACATATTAATAATTGTTTCTCTATTATTATGACTTTGTAAAAATAAAGCAGACATTGATAATAGACCAATATTTCCTACATCAATAGCAAAATGAGTATAATCAGATGTTCTTATTTTTGTATATCCTGACGGTTGTTGTGCGGATTTATACCAAGCACGAGTAGTACCATTTATGCAATAATATTTTTTAGTATCAGTAGCAGTTAAAGAAGTTCTTAATGTAATTCCATCATTATCTAAACATATTACTTTATAACCGTCGGTTCTATCACTATCTGCAACTTGAACAAAAAGTGAATCCATTGCATTTCCAGCTAATTCTAATGTGTAATTATTTTTAAATGTAACAGGCGATAATTTTGAACCATATTGCGATGTAAACGTTGACCCACCATCTGTTTCTAGGTTTAATGCTAAAATATTAGTATTATTTGTTAATCTTAATCCTCTTCCTGTTGCATATGTTTGTGGAGCATCACCTACATAAGACACTTTTCCATCAGAACTAATTTCAATATTATCACCAGCAACATAACGGGTGTCAGTAGCGTTTACTCTCCCTTCGTTAGTTATCTGAATATTTTCACCAGCAGTTAATTTTTCTGCACATTCTGAAATTTCATGCTTATAGTTATTGTCAATAGGTTGAATATATGGGATATAAACGCTATTACCTCTATCATCCATTTCTTTTAATTCAGATAGTGTTTTAGTTTCAAATGATGACAATTTCTTTCTTTTAATTTTTCCCATAAATCCTCATTAATACATAGATTCAATAAAATAATAATTATGTTTATTATTAACTGTTTCATGTATACAATAAAATCTTTGAACTGTGCAAATCAGCCATTCATCCTGACCATCACCTCTAGTGTTTGTTGTAAAAGGTAATGAATTAACTAGTCTTGAGTTGCCTGCACCATTTTCAATTCCATACCCAGATAAATCAGTATATAATTTCCAGTTAACTATATTAGCAATATTAACAAAAGTTCCTTTACTTACATTTTCTTTTTTATATACTAATCCATTATGATAGAAATAAAAATTTGCACCTTCATTATCATCTCCAATACCATTAAAAACATATAATGCCTTCATTCTTTCACCCATATTAACTTGAACAAAAATATTCTCTCTATGAGTTACATGTTGAAGCCACCATGTATGTAAAGTTAATGCAGCAATATTTGGCATATTAAAAATAAGCTGAGAATAATAATCACCACGAACACGACTTGCATAAGGTGGATATGTTCCATTTACTTTTTTAAATGATAATACATCATCTGGAGTAGCTAAAATCCATCTATCTGTTGAACCACCATTCCAATATTGCACAGAAATATCTTCACTAATAACAAGATTAAGGTTACTATTTGGAACATTACCTTCATTTGGGTCTCTACCAAATGTTATGGCATTATTTACAAATCCTGCAAAATTACCTTTTATTGATTTACCGCCATCTGAAGAAGTAAAAAATGTAGAAGTACAATTATAAGTTGTTGCACCGCTATGAACTTGTGCTACTTCTGAACCATAGCCAAGATTAAGATTTACTTTATATTTACCATCTGATTGTCTTCCAATTGATAAATTTGTACTATCTTCTTCAAGATCTGTTCCTTCTCCTTGAGGACCAGTATATACTAATTTATTATTTGATGTAACAGAAATATTATCACTACTTTTTAATTTTGTATCTGTAGCACGAATTACGTTATTATTATCAATAGTTACATTAGTTCCAGCCTGTAAAACTTGTCCATTTAATTCTTTAGAATCAAATTTATAGTTTTCGGTATCAGTAAATGCTGGAACATATGCTGTATTGCTAGACTGTTGAAGCTCTCTCAAAGTCTTTAGTTCATAATCTGATAATTTTTTATCTTCATTAACTGCCATACATTATTTATAATAAAAAGAGAAGATATGAAATCTTCTCTTCTTATAAAAATGTCAGAATTTAATTACTTTTCGTATCTTCCACCGACCTTCTGTCTTTCGACATTTTCGATGTTCTTATTATAATAGAACTGATAAATCTGATCAGGTGTAAGGTTAATTGCTACAAAAATCTTAAAGAACTTAATCAACATTGTATCGCCAAGTTCCTTAATCTTAAGAGGATCTTCCTTCCATTCCTTATAAGTCTTCCAATCCTTATAACTCGAATTCTGATAAAGTTCACCAACTGCTTCAATGAATTCACCGACGAGATAATGAAGGTCAGAAGTACCGATTGTACCAGTCTTCAAATCAGCGACAGCAAAATCGTAAAGCTGTGGAAGTGTAAATGTTGGCTTATACTTGAGATAAAGAAGCTGATTCATAACGAAGTGCCAAGCATCAATAATTTCATACTTAACAAGGTCAGTAATTTCATAATTATCCTTCTTGAGTTGGTCAAAGAATTCCCAAATCTCAGTAACAGTGGACATCATAAAATAACCAGAACGAACTGCATTCTTGAAATTATCTTCCTTATTTGTCGGAGCCAAAGTTCCACGCTTTGCAGCAAGAATATTTTGAAGTGCTTCCTGCATATTGAACATAGTCTGAAGTGCAGTTTCTGGATTATATTCCTTCGGGAAATCTGGAAGTTGAATTTCTTCTGCTGTTAACTTTTGACCTTCAACCTTCTGCTTAAGTTGCTTCTGAAGTTGAACGAATGAATCCTGTTCTTCTTGAACATTACCATACATGCTATTTGTATCAATCATTTTAATTTACCTTTGTTGTTGGCTTTTTAGTTTTTGTTTTTGTTACAACTTCAGGAGTTTCCTGATTTGCTGGACCTCTCATATATTCTAATGACTTAAGAATTGCATTAGATTCATCATTAATGAGAATGTCATTTTCTTCTAATTCTTCTTCTGTAAAACCAAGTAAGTTCTTGAGAAGAAATCTTCTTGAAAAGAGCGGAATATTTTCAGTATCAAATCTCGGTGTAAACTGTGAAAGAGCACCAATTACTTCTGCAATATCCTTAGCTCTCTGTAAATCAACTTTCTTTGTTTTTGTTTCTGTCTTTTTTGTCATAATAAAATCCTAAAATAAAACATAAGACTTTTACATCTTATGTTTTACATTTTTTATTTCGGAGAACTAAAATTTAACCATTTGCAAGTCTTGCAAAGAAGTCTTCTTCATCTTCCGCTGCTTCGACACTAGAAGTTGTTGGCTTTGTTGCTTCAAATTCTGGTTCGAAAAGCGGTTCAGTAGGAACTTCCTTTTCCATTGGAACTTCTGCAGTCTTCTTCGGAGTTGATTCAAACATATCGTCATCATCAGCTTCTACAGTCTTACCTGTATTGACAGTTGCAGTATAATCAGTTCCATCTTCAAATTCTGCAAACAAATCTTCACCACTCTTGGTCTTGTAGAACTTAAGAATGTCTTCGTAAGAACGGAGCTGATCCTTCTGCTTTTCAATATCCTTCAATGTGAAGAGCTGAGATTCAACGACATCAAGTTCTGCATCAGTCATTTCGACGAGCTTACCATCCTGACCAAGCTTGCACATTCTACGAGGATTGCTAAAGTGAGAGCTAGAGTAGTTAGGACCGTTAGAACCCTTAACGCCTTCCCAAACAAAGTTTGCACCAGCCTTATCATCACCAGCAAGAACTGCCTTATCGTTCGGACCCCACCAGGAGAACGGATTAATACCTGGAATTACACCAAGTTCGGCATCATCCTTATCAGCCATTGCATCTTGAATCATCTTCATGATTGCACGACCATATTCAAGACGATAAACACGACCTTCTGTTTCTGGAGCATTCGGATTCTTAACGATATAAACGTTAGAATAGAACTTTGGCTTCCACTTATCCTTTACACGGGAACGAGCTTCATCGGTTCTACCATACTTATTCCAAATCTTTGCGTTATAATCACAAATCGGACATGGTTCATTCCACTTCTTAGCACAGTCACAACCGAACCATGCACCATTAGAAAGCTGGAACATGTGAGAACGGTTTTCTACCCAAGGAATTTCCTCGTCTGGGTGTGCTGGAAGGAATCTAAGAACAACAGTAAACTTACCGTCAGCACCCATCTTTGGCTTAAATAAGCCTTCGATTTCGTATGACTTCTGCTTGTTGTCTTTCTTACCGATGTTAAGGTTATCCATTGCACTATAAAGTGCGTTCAAGTTATTTCTCTTTATTGGCATAATTTATTTTATCCTTTTGTTTTTATCCCAATTGACCATTCAATTGACGCTCTAAATATAGAAACATAATTTTACGTTTCTATCAGTTTACATTTTTATCTGATATTTCTTGATTTAATTTTAATATCATCTTTGTAAACATTATAAATCTTTTGTAATCAATACTCTTAATCTTGTCCATATCTATTTTAAACTTCCCTGCCTTAAAACCCTGGATGTAAAACTCAGGATCCAACTGGCTTATACTATACATTTTGTAGGCTTGATTTTCTTGATTCGCGTCCAGATCATACAAAGAGAATCTTGTGTCCATAAATTCATTCAAACCAGAACCTTTCTCAGCAATTAAACTCTGAATAAGCTTGATTTGAGAATCTATAATAGGACGTTTTTTGAAAATCATGTTGTCCTTTAATTTATTTATAGAATTTATTTCGGGCATTTCGGGACATTTTTTGTCACAAAGACACTTCATCATGACATACATTAACCAATGTTCAACATCAATTAAACCGCAATTAATCTCATTTACGAGCTTAATTCCGTAATTTGCCATATATTCTACTCTAGGACTTTCATGTATATACTGAGAAATTAGATAGTTCTCTAAAGTATCATCAAAAAAATCGTTAAAAACTGCTGTATTAAACCGTTTTGCATTCCACATTTTCTTAACGGTTTTATACAGCATATAAATTTGATATTTATCAACCATATTAGACAAAGAAATTTTCTAAATCAGATGAACTTCTATCTACTAAATACTTCTTTTTTAACCCGTTCATAAGGGAATAATAGTTCATTTCGTCTAAACACTTAATCAAGATATTGGGTTCAAACCAATCCTCGACCAAATAGGCCATAGAATCGACAATAGTAACAATCTTATCCTTATTAAGCTTATAAAGAACATTATTGAACTTATTATATTCCTTGGGTTCATTCTTGATTACCTTAATCATATATTTAGGTAATCTGGAATCAGAATCGATGTCGTCAAAGTCTATACCAGCGGCTTTAAGTCGCTTGTAAAAAGAATCTTTGCTCTCAGATTCTGTTACTTCCTCATTTACTGATAAGTCTGATACGTTTATCATAAGTTACCTTCATTAAAATTCAAAAGTGTTTAAATTATTCTGTGTTACTTCAATATTAGAAGCAGAAACAGATTGTTGCTCTTGTGGTTGATTAAATATATTGGCACCTTGTGTTGGAACTGCAGCATTATTAAATGTCTTCAAGTCAAAAATACGCTGTTTACCAATATCGACACCAATCGTAGCTAATGGACACTTTGGTTGACCATATCTGGTCTTCAGAAGCTTAACCAGATACATACTTCCTTCCTTAAGTTCTGGAGACTGAGTAACACCAAAGATAACGTCTGCCTTCATTGTCTGACCGAAAGAGTCAGCTGCATCATCAAGTCCAATTTCACCCTTACCATAACCACCTCTGTTAGACTGTGCTGCAGAAAGAACTGGAATATCCATTTCCATACCAATACTTCTAACCTGAGCACAAATTTCTCTTAACTTGGAGTTATCGTTTTCATTTGCATTTGGTCGTCCATTAGGAATCATACATCCGATATAGTCAACAATCAATACATCAGGAACGAAACCACGCTTGTCTCTAAGTTCTCTAATCAATGCCTTCAATGCAAGTGCATTAATACAACCTTCTGAATATTCCTTAATAACAAGCTTATTATGACCAATCTGTTGTGTATTCTTCATCCAAAGCTTCTTATATGCATCCTTAGACAAAGCTCTAAGTTCTGTTTGGTTAATATCAAACAAATTCTGCATGATTCTTTGACCAATCTTAACTTCAGAGTCTTCGAATGAAACATAAAGAACTCTCAAACCTGCAAGTAATAATGCAGATGCGATAGAACACATAAACAAAGTTTTACCAACGTTGGTAGGAGCCATAATCAAAGAAATAGACTTAGGATGTAAACCACCACCAATCATTTCATCGATTGCTCTACAACCAGTAGGATATAATCTTTCATTAGTAATAATGTCATTAAAGATTACTTCTGGTTCTTCGAAGAATGAGAAACCAACCTTGGTATCAAACGTAAATGTTTCAGCATAAGCCATTTCATCAGCAAAACTACCTTTAGACTTACCTGTAGAACAATATTCGTTATAATCCATACATACTTGTCTACCTAAACGTTTTCTAATGAAATTCTGAATTTCATCAAGAATATATGGTGTATTAACATCTGCATCGTTAATAGACATGCACTTTTCGAATTCATCTACTGTTCTCTGATCAGACAAAAGTCTTTTAACTTCAATCGCATTAGGAACTGCAGAAAACTTAGAATTATATTCCAAAATGGCATTAACGATGTATTTGTGGTCAACATTTGTGAACCAACCAGTATCAAGTTCTGGAATTATCTTACCAGAAACTTCAGGATTTGCATAAATTGTCTTAATAATTATTTGTTCAAATTCAATATCAGTCATTTTTTACCTTTATCCTTATATATACCAGGATAATCGTAATCATTTTTATGCAAATATAGAAAAAAGGTAACTGGCGACAGTTACCTTTAATTTTTATTTAGATTTTTTCTTATTCTTCGTCTTCATACTCTTCAGAATCAATAATTTCTGGAGCATCATCAACGATTTCCTGTTCACCATTGAGCATTTTCATGACGTCCTGGTTAGAAGAAATAAGAACCTGATCTTCGAATGCGAACTTATTTTCTACATAATGTCTGAACTTTTCATCCTTGTATAATGGAATCCAGAATTGTGCGCAATAAAGTTCTGTTTCTCTCCACTGCTTAGTGACTTCGCCAGTTTCCTTATCGACGTCATAATCAGTTCTAGCATAATATCCCGGCTTCGGCTTGAAGACACAACCAGATTCCATGGCTTCATCAAGCAAACCGTAATATGGAGAAATACCACCAGCATGCAAGATAAGATATTGTGTCTTAACGAATTCCTTAGCAGAACGACCCTTTGCAACACCTGCAGTAATAATCTTACCGAGAATATTCTTTTCCTTATCCTTTTCCTTCTTAGCACTAGAACCAAGCATAATGGAATCAGCATTAAAGATAAGTCTCATACCACCTGGAATCTTATACGGATCACCATACATTTCGAGAGAAGCATAGACGTGGTTCATAACGAGAGTAGTAAAACCAGCACCGAGCAAATGGTTAGCAAGTTCGTTCTTGAATCTTGGAGTGCTACCCATATCAGCAGCGGAACTACCTTCTGCACCCTTATCAACAGACTGTTGGGTAACAAGTGGGCCCCAAGAGTCAAACAAAATAAAGGTATTACGTCTTTCTTCCAAAGTCTGACCATCAGCCAGCTTAATAATAAATTGCTTAATTGCTGGAATAAGGTTTGTCGGACCGAAAACACCGACTTCCTTCATATCAATACCAAGTTTTGTAAGCAATTCATAGTTGACACTGTTTTCTGTGTCGATAATAAAGCAGTTCATACCAGAATCCTGAGCGGACTTGAGAACCGCATAACCAATCATAGATTTACCCCAGCCAGAACCTGCTGCAATCATACTGATTGAGCCTTTCTTAATACCACCTCTGATTTTACCAGAAAGCAATAAGTTTACTGAGATACAGTTGGTACTTAACCATTCAATCGGCTTCTTTTCTGTAGTTAACAAATCTACAAAAGCCTTATCCTTCTTCATCTTCGCAAGTAATTTATTTGCCATATTTATCTTCCTTATTATTCATCGTCATGCGCTTTCCATTGATAATTGATGAAAATCCACGCCCAATCTTCATCATTTTATTATTATCAACTAGTTTATTTATATAAATAAATATAGAAAAATGTTTCCAAATTTTTGCGTTTGGAAACATTTATTTGTATTTTTTATTTAATTTTTAAAGCCATTCATTAAGAACCTGACCACCATCATTATATAAATCCTTATATGGATTTCTGACAGTCTGAACAAAATCTGTGTCCTTACGTTCAGCTTCCTTCATAAGTTCTCTGTCAATAATTGCTGCTGGTGCTTCATTGACAAATTCCTTAGCTTCGGTAATCTGAGTCGGCTGGAACAATGCTTCTGCAGGCTTTACTGTCTTAGCTTCTTGAATAACCTGTGGTTGCTGGACTGCAACATCTGGCTTATTCATTTCGTCAATAACATTGTTAATTGCAGAATTCTGATTTACATATTCAGAATATTTAATCTTGTGCTTATTCCAATAATGTGAACCTCTATGACGGGTAGATGTAAATGGTTCACCACAAATATCACATACCATATCACTCATTATTTAGTTACCTTTGCTTTCTTAGTGTATTTACGTTTTGGCTTGACTGGTTCTTCAACAACTGTAACACCAATATCCTTAGCCTTTACTGGTTTAACTGCCTTCTTAGGAGTTGCTTTCTTAGCTGGTTTCTTGGCAGGCTTCTTTGTAGCCTTCTTAGTTGTCTTCTTTCTAGTCTTCTTAGGTTCAAGTGCTGCAACTGCTTCACCGATTGTCTTTAAGGATTCTTCATCGATAACACCTTCAACCGGAATTGGCTTAGATGCAATGATTCCAAGTTTATCGGTTGCAGCTGTAATAACATTACCATGAGTATCGACTTCATCAAGCTTTTCAGAAAGTTCAGTAAGTTCATCCTTTTCTGCAATAACCAACGGTTCTGAATTTTCAGAAGTATACTGGTTATCATAGTCTGGTTCCTTAATCGGATCTGGACCATTTGCAGGCGGGAACTTTTCAAGAATCTTAGCTGTGTCTTCCATGATTTCATGGTCACGCTTTGCAAGAAGTTCCTTACGTTTTGCTGCAAGTTCCTTCTTCTTCTTGATGTTTGCTTTTGTGATTGCAAGCTTGATACCCAAGCCAATTATTATGATTGCGGCAATTGATAGAATGCCAATATATAGATAGTTCATTTTTTATTCCTCACTTTTGTTTATACGTTTGTGTGTATGATATTTATATTTAAATGTTGCGATTTATCGTAATTACTGGGAAATTCTGTTCTTTATAGAACTCCAATCTTTCATCGTAATGTTGCATACAATAATTTTTCTTGGTTTTTCCAGTTCTTGTTTTATAACTTAAATCGTCAATAATATCGTAAATAATGACCTTATTTTTAGTCTTGTGAAGTCTCAATCCTCTACCAATAGACTGTAAAACTTGGATTCTGGATTTACTATTAGAATAAAGAACGACACTGTGTAATTTCGGAATATTGACACCTGCTGCCATAGTTTTATAAGTAGCAACAATTATCGAACCTTCTTCATTTTCAATTCCAGTTCTAATATTTTCTCTAGTCTTAGTTTTAATATCACCACTAATTTCGCTTACATTTCTATCAGGATATAACTTCTTTAAATATTCAATAGTAGACTGTAAATGTGCCTTATGAGTCAATAAAACGAGCATATTGTCAGTAGGTTTCGAATGGTCAATAATAAACTTGAGGACGTCATTTCTATTCTCATATTCCTCGACCATCTTTACTTCTTCTTGATACGTTCTATTCTTATTTTCTGCAATAAATTCATCTGGATATTTCAAGAAAATACCAGCAACAGACATTTTAGCCAAATATCCTTCATCGATAAGTTGAGAGGATTTCAATTCAAAAATAACGTTACCAATGACCGAATTAATAACTAACTGGTCAGATAATTCCTTAGGTAAAGTACCAGTAGTTCCTATCTTATATTCTGCATTGAATGAAGCTTTCAAAATTTTTGAAAGAACGTTTGCTTTACTCTGTTGGCACTCGTCAACAAGAACACAATTATACTTATCAAAGAAACTCTTATCTTGAGTTTGTAAACTTTGCCAAGTGGAAATCAAAACTGGTAATCTATAAGTTGGTTTCTTACCAGAATACAATAATTCAACAGAATCTTCGATATTATCCCATCCATAATCAATAAAGTCTGTATACATCTGTTCTACGAGCGATGTATTAGGAACAATAAGCAATAAATGTTTCAATTTCTTCTTTTCAAGCAAATATCTGAAAATGCAATAAATCATCAAAGATTTACCAGAACCAGTACAAGAAAGCAAAATACCTTTCTTATTAGTTAATGCTTCATAAACTGCCTTAAACTGATAATCTCTTACATCGAATTTTTTTACATATCCATTGATAGTTTCTCTTAATTCATCCTTATCAATTTCATCAGTAAAATCATCGAAAAAATCCATTTTATACGTATATTTCTTAGTATCACACCACTTCATAAGGTTAGAAACTAACCCTATTGGAAGTAACTGTGTAATAGGAGAATAAACTCTGGTTTTTCCATCCCAGAGGTGATTTACATATCTTGGATTGAATCTATAACCTGGAGCAAAAGCCGAAAAAAGGTTATTTATTTCATGATTTATTTCTTCGTCACAATGTAGCTGAGCAAAAGATTCATTAGATTTTTCAATTACAATATCAACCATATTTTTTATTCTATTTATATTCTATCATATAAAATATAGAAATTTTCTGGTTATTGTAAATAAAATTTTACATTTATCCGAATTTTTTATAAATATAATAAAATTAAGGGAACTAATATGGGATATGATTCATTAATGCTTGGTTTGAGAAAAGCACTCACAAAAACCAAAGAACTTGTAGAAGAAAATAAAAATAGCAACTACAAAAAAAGTTATTTTATAGCATGTCATAATACAATTACTAACTTAATCAAATTCTTAAAAAATGGCAATGTTGGTAATAACAGGGAAGAAAAAAGTGAGTTCTTAAAAAGAGCAGATAGTTTTGCAAAACGAGCTTTGATGTTTGGTTATTTAACCATGGGTGAAAATTATCGTGTTCCTTGGTTCGTTTCTGAAATTTTAACTGATGAAGTAATCGAACAGTATAAGAACAAATATATCGATATTCCTGAATATACCGGAACTATCAACCGTTTCCCTAAGGAAGACGATGAAGATACTTCTCAAGATTATGTTGCAATGCCGAATAATGACTTAGACATTGATATTAAACCTGATGCAGAAGTTCAAAAGGCTGTTCGTCAACATATATTAAAAGCAACTATTGAAGGTTGGAAAGATGAAAGCGATATTGCTGATTTCTATTCTGGAAACCATAGTAAATTAATTAGAAAAGGTTATACTATCGGTCAGTTGCAATCAAGAGCAAATAAAGATAGTTATAAGTTCAATTTCAACCAACCAATTATGAAACCAAAGATTTGGAATAGATTGGAAATTAGAACTCAACCTGAAGTTGTAGATATTCTTCGCACTGGAACAGAAGATGAAATTATGGACCTTGTTATTACTAAACGTTTTAGACCAAACGTCCTTTGTAAAAAAGCTGAAGAACTTGGTGTTTACGATAGATTACCTGCAGAGATAAAAGATCCAGATGCTCTTAAGAAATTTACTCAAAAATTCCAACAAGAAATCATGCAAAGAAGATCAAGTAGGCAAGTACAAGAAGCGGTTGAATTCTTAAAGCAAAAAGGTTATAAAATTCTTTAATTTAAAAATTTAAAATATAAAAAAGGATATATGTAAATATATCCTTTTCTTTTTAATCATCAATCATATTCATGTAATAATCATCGATAAAGTATTCAATTTTTCTTACCCATTCTGCAACATTATCTGTCTTAGTAAGAGGAACTCCACCCGCATGTGCATGACCACCTCCGCGACCAAGTTTCTTGAAAATTTCAGTTAAATCAATATCATCACAACGAACAGAAATATTACCTTTATTCTTGATTGCAAACCACTTATAACCGTCTTTCTTGAGTGCTTCGATACATTCATAATGGAATCGGTCTGTTTCAAAGAATACACCGTTTCTAGCTAAATCTGTAATTTCAAGTGTTTCATACATTTTATCAAATTCTTTCTTGGCATCGATAAAATATCGCTTTTCTTCAGGGTACATTACTGTATTTCCAGTAATGAAACGTCTGGTAAACCACTTATGACCCATTTCCCAGAAAAGGTTATTGAAATATACACTTGCTGGAATCTTCAGTCTAAACATGTCATAATCATCAATAATATCAACTAGCTTTTCAAGATATGAAACGTCTTTGAACTTACTGACAAACTTATAGGCAAGCTTAGTTCCAGAATATAACGTATTGATAATAATATCAGTATCGTTATTCTTATCGACAACCGATTCATGATGGTCAAGAACTAATGTAGTTGACAACTTTCTTAAATCATTGATTGTCTGTGCTGGATAGAAGTCTGTGCAAATAATTGCATCATACTTTCCTTCATATTGACGAATGTCATCAAGAAGTTTCCATTCCGTGTTATAAGTTACAGGAACTACAATAACATCTTCATAGAAATTCTTTAAGACAATAGAAGCACCGCAACCGTCCATGTCATAGTGTGTACAATTAAGGACTCTTAATTTAGGATTATTATAATTTATCATATTTACAAATATAGAAAAACGTATTGCTATGTAAACAATACGTTACTTTTTTCTAATTATTCTAATTATCGAGACATTGATTTCTTTCTATCGAATTCATTTGCTTTACGCATGAAATAAGCTTCTGCTTCATCTTCTGGTTCGTCAGAAAATTCAGTTTCATCTTCGATTTCATCGTCTGCAACTGGGGTATGGCGACGTTCAGACATGATGTTACGAACACCTACCAATTCATCCTGTGTCTCTTCATCAAGACAATCGAATGCTTCAAGCCAATCGGTCTTTTCGTCAAGAGTCATCTGTGCAGGAATTGCGTTAAGCATCTCTGTAACGTCGATTTCGTTATTCTTTGTAAAATACTTGTTTTTATACATTTTTTATCTCCTAGTTATTTCTTATAATTCCTTTTTCATATAAAAAGTGCAGAAATGCATATAAATGTTTGCAAACACCTACATTTTTATCCGGGTTTCTTACTGTGTTAGCTATACTTGCATATCCTGGAATAGGCTCTGCTTGAGAAGAATTCTTGGAATTTGGATGGCTTAAATTATATCTATAAGCATTACAATTACAAGAAACTTTACACATATTTTGTAAAGAAAATGGCAATTCATTATTTTCTCTATGAAATTTTGCCATACAAACATATGAATTACCTGGTTCAGATTCTGAAGAAACTGTACCAGTAGCTTCTAATGTATCAGTATCTTCACCTTTTATATTAAAATGCTTTACTGTAAGATTACTTTCCTTAGAAAATGGGAATACTTTTTTAAAATTATTGATTAAATCAATACCTTTGACCTCATTTAATAAATCTAAGTGTTTATCTACATAATCTTTAAAATTCATATATTATTTATATTAAACTTATCTACACACACGTTCAAAATATCTGTTCTGAGACAATAAGCCTATTTAGGAAAATAGGCAAAAGATCATCTGTCTTCGACTAAGTGGATTTATTTGAAAGCTTATGGGTCGGTCATCCTGTACTCCAGCTACATCTTTCAATACCAATGGCGGCTTAAAGTATTACATGCTATAGTAATACGTCGATGGTGAATTAGTTTTTACCTGGAACCACACCTATGATTCCAACTAGCCTAAACTTATCCGACAATTCATTGAGTTGAACTCCGAGCCAGTAATAGGACTTTAATGTAAAAAATATGAAACAAATATAAAAGGTTTATAGAATTTTGTAAACATATTTTAAATAAATTCTGAAATTTCTTTAAAATAATATTTTATAATGTCCAGAAAATATTATAAATAAGATAAGATTAAAAAAGGACTTAATATGGCAACTAATATACCTACCGTAGAAGAATTTAATGAGGAATTGCCAGTTTCAAGCTGGGATAGAAATACCGTTGCTGATGGTAACTGGTTACAAGCAAATACAATTGGACCGTTAAAGAATCGTGATGATAAAATTATAGAATTATTGCAAGATCTTGAAGGTGCCAGCAATAGCTGGAAAAACTGGTCTGAAGATCATGATACTGATATAGAAGGCGATAATAATTACTATATTGGTTCTGGTAACTCCGCACATGGTAATTCTATCATTATTGGTAATGGTAATGAATCTAAAAGCACTGATAAATTAATTAAAGACAATAATACAAAAGTTTATAATACGCAGAATTTTATTGTTGGTAACGATAACTCTGCCAACACTACAAGAAACGCTTTCATTTTCGGTTCTAAAAACTATTCCGAAACCACACAAAGTGATTTGGAATTAGATAGTACTAGCCAGAATAACGATGGTTTTACATTAGCATTTGGTCTTGAAAACTCTGCTATTCGTAACTATGATATTGCAATTGGTAAAGGAGTATTAGCATCTGGTGGTGAAAATATCGTAATAGGTGTTACTAACTTAAATGCAAATAATTATTATTTGCCAGATTATAGTAATACGGTAAAATTTGACACTAGAAGTATCGGTTATCAAAATTTCAATATTCGTTCGCGTATTGATGGCCATAATAATATTGCATTTTTATCACTTTTTTCTGGCTATGACTTTTCACTTGGTCATTCTGATGCTGGTGTAGGTCTTAATAAAATATATTTTTCTACTATTGTTGGTGTTAATAAACCAGATGATTGGTATAAGTATGGTTTTGAACACAATGAATTTACTAATGCTACAGTAAAAATAGATTACGGCAATATTCGTAGCACTTATTATGGTAATCAATTTGTTGAAATGCCATTTCAAGATAATGATTTTACTCATGCTCGTGGAGTAAAATATATAAGAAACTACAATGAAGGATCGCCAGGAATTATTGGAAACGAATTTTACGATGTCTCTAATGTAACTATTTCAGGTGGTGGTGAGTTTAATCGTAATACCGTTAAACATGTTGCCGGTGGTGGCGGTAGGTTTGAATTAAGTGGTTCATTATATAATAATTACTTTGAAAATGTTGGTAGTCCTGGTAATTTTAAACTTATTTCAACTTATGGAACAAATAATATTATAAATCATGCAAATGGTTCTGTAAATATATTTTCACATTCATTTGATGATAACAAACTTTATGATTTACAATATATCAGATCAACATCTATATATGCAACCACAATACACGGAAACTATGCTCATGGTGTAGATTTTCCTGATACATTCTCTGCAGAAGAAGGTAATATTGAGTATAACTTCCTATATAATCTGGAAAGTCTTGGTAATGATGGTGAGATAATATTACATAAACATATTGGTTGGCCTTATTTTAATGGTTCATTTAGTAAAAACATAATGTTTAATTCCAGAAAAGTTGAAATTGATCATTTTTGTATAGCTAATGCTAATATTCTTCATAATACTGACTTGAAAGCATATGCACCAACATTTGCACAGGGATATTTCACCGAAAATATCTTCTTAAATTCTCAAGGTTCTGAAAACTGTGATACTTTAAGTTTCTCTGGTGTTGAATATCTAGCTGATAATATTATAATTAATTCACAAGTTACTGCTACATTTGATACTGAAAAACAAGTTAATTCAGTATTTACACAAAATGTATTATTCGGTTCTGTCCTTTCAGCAAATAACAGATATACCACAGAAAACTTCTTATTCAAAGGATATTATAGAACAGATAAACCGAATAATTTTTGTTCTAGCTTAAATGGCGCTACTCAATGCTTAAAAAATAATATAATATTTAAAGGAGCTGCATATAATACCAATGAAACTTATATTTTTGGTAATATGCATGAAACCGATTCTTATAATGACCTTAGCGATTCTGTTGCTATGTATACAAACCGTTCATTTATCTATGGAGACTTTATTGCTAAATATCTTTGTGAATGCTTACTCTGTGGTATTGGTAATACTCTTCAAAATTCAATTGGAACCTATGTTATAGGTGAAATGAATAGTGTTGGTTATTTAGGCTCAGAAACTGCGCACTTAACTACAGACAGTAATAATGCAAGTAGAAACTTCGTTTATGGTGTAGGTAATAGATTAGAAATTACTGTCCCACCAACTAATAACAGATTAGACCGTAACTTCGTATATGGTGCTAATAACTATATTAAAACATCTGCTGGTACTACTACTGATAATGCTATTATTGGTACTGATAACTATTTTGGTGCAACTAAATCAGGTACATTATTTGGTATTACAGATCATGGAAATATACTAGGACATACTAGTGATCATAATGATAGAAACTATATGTTTGGTGTTCTCAATGGTGTTTCTAAAAAATATAATTCTAATGTATTAATTGGTGATAGAAATACATTATTTAGTGATAGTGACCTTTATTATAGTAATAATATTTTAATTGGTACTTATAATAATGGTTTAAGCGGTTCTTGTCAGATTGGTATGGGTATAGGTAACGTTAATAGAGGACATCATTCCACAACTATTGGCGCATACTTAAAAGCAAATCAGCATCAAACTATTATGGGTCAGTATAACCAAAAAGTAGATGGTTGTGTAAGAACTACATCTGCTTGGATTAATGATGAGATGGTAGCAATACCAAATAGTGGTATAATATTTGCTATTGGTAATGGTCGCCTTAAAGCATATGAATATGACGGTTATTTCTTTAGTGGTGCAAATCATGATGTATCTGACCCAAATTGTAATAGTGTAAATTATGCAGATATTGAAAATCCAAATGTTGTAGAATTATCAAATGCAATGATTGTTTCTGCTGATGGTACAGTTTCTGCAAAAACATATAAAGCTGATCCTAATAGCATGCTTGGTAAGCTATTTGATTTCCTTACTACTGCGATGGGTCAAGGTGATTTACATTGGGATGCTTCAACAAGTACATGGTCATTTCAATAATTTAAATTAGAATATTATAAACCGTCTTGAATAAAGACGGTTTTTCTTTTTATAAATATGTCATGGATATAACAATAGCAATAACAAATCATAATCAAGAAGAATCTTTAAGTAAAGCCATTTTTTCAATATATAATCAAACTGAAATACCTACAATGATATATGTATTATCAGATGGTAAAATGCCAGTTAATTTTTATAAAAATGTTTATATAATTGATAATAGTAAAAATCCTGGAAGATGCACTAATAGAAATTCTGTAATATCATATTTTCTTAATAATAAAACAGATGCATTAATTTTTATAGATGGTGATTCTTGGCTAGCAAATAAAAAAGTAATTGTAAATTATAAAAAATTATTAGAAAAATATGATTTAGTCTTTGGAACTAGAAGACATACACCAATCGATAACATAAAAGTTCCAGCATCTGATTTATTGACCGCTAATATGGATGAACTTTGGCAAAAAAGACCATTAAATTATGACGATCTTAGGATAACTTCTGGTGCAATAAAAGCATGGAATAATGCAAAAACATTTGATGAAAAAATGGATTTAATGCTTACTGGAATGATTGGCTGGTCATGTAATTTCGGTATAACTAAAACAGGATTACTAAAACACATAGAATTTATGAAAAAAGAATATGGTATAGATAATGCCTTATTTGACAGTAAAACATTTGCTAAAGGCTGGGGTTATGAAGATGTAGCTATGGGTATAGATGCTATGTATGCTGGTTTAAATGTTGGAATTTCAAAAGATATTGAAATTATGCATCAAGCACATGAAAGAACTGACGGATTATTTGACCATATTAAAGGAAAACATTTAATAATGGAAAGATACCGTAATTTATATAATAATTATCAGATATAAATAATAATATGGATAATATAACTAGTAGAACAAACTTTTTAAATAAAGAATTGGTTGATAATATTGCCCAATATGACTTAGGTTCTTTCTTCCAAGACGGATATGACTTTGGTAAAGAATCTTATTTGTTTGTAAGAAAAATGGATGAATGTCGTCCAGATATTATTTCATATCGTGCGTATGGGACACAAAACTATTGGTGGTTTATCTGCTGGTATAACGGTTATATGGACATTTGGAATGATATTACAGAAAACCAAGTCGTTAAATATCCAGATTTACAAAAAGTAAGAGACTTTCTAAAGTGGCGATTAAGTAAGACAAAAGATAATAGAAATAATAATAAAAAATAAAAAAATACCAGTATAAAATACTGGTATTTTTGATTTGACCCTAAATATGGAGATTTTTAGGTGTTTTTAAAGTCCATTAACCATTGGGATAATCTTGTTATCACCAGGCATCATATTCGGCAACTGACCATTCCACTTTTCAATCCACTTGAGCATTAAGTATTCCTTGCCAGACTGGGACTTCAATGTTGCCATCTTAATTGCCATTTCGGTAGAATCAGCTCTTGCCTTTGCGACCTTCTGTTCATTCTGATATTCAATCTGCTTAAGAACGTTCTTTTCCTTCAATGCCTTCTGTTCTGCAACCTGCTTTTCTTCAATAGCAGAATTAAATGCAGGAGTAAATTGGAAACCAGTTACAGTAAAACCATCGATAACAATATGTGCATCTGCAGAATCAAGCTTTGCCTTCAATGCATTTTTCATTCTAATATTAATTTCTTCTCGCTTCTGCAACATTTCTTCAGGGACATACTGTGGTGTAATAGACGTAACCGTTTCCTTAATTTTAGGCTGAAGAATAGTCTGAACATAATTTACACCATAATTCGAATATACCTTACCAACTGCTTGCGGATCTACGTGATAGTTAACGTTTGACGATACAACAACTTGCTGAAGGTCCTTAGAACCTGCTTCGAATGTGCTTGCTTCAAGCTGTGTTTTGACGGGAATCGTAACAATGCTCTTCATGAACACATTATAGAAGTGCAATCCTGGTCCGAAAGTTTCGCTGTACTTACCGAATTCAAGAACAACTGCTCTTTCGGTTTCGTCGACTGTCGTACAACCCGTAAAGAGTGCAAACGCCAACATAATAAAGATTGAATAGATTTTTTTCATAGATGTTTTTCCTTTTTGTTAAGTGTTTGACCTAAATATAACATTTTTCAAAATAATTGTAAACCCCTAAACTATAAATAATAAAAGACTAGTATTGGGACACGAAACTTATGGAATTTTTAGATTATAAACAAGAAGTCGAAAAAATTATGGAAAGAAAGGCTAAGCATCTCAATAAAGATGTTAAGCTTAATATGGAAAAAATGTTTGAAGCTTATATTAATGACGTTAACCCCATTGATTTTATTCGTTCTTCTATCTCACTTAATGAGAATTCTCAAAATAATGAATTTTCAAAATATTATGATAAAATAGTAAGAAATGTCAGAACTTTTGGTTATAATATAATTAAGATGCCAAGAGAACTTATGGAATCTGTTGTTAATTTTTACAATGAAGGCTATAATGCGATGGTCCCAACAAATTATTGCCTTGAACAGCTTAAAAAGAATACTATAAAAGTCGATAAGAAAAAGGCTGATAATATATTGTTAAAAAATCAACTTTTATTATTAGTTCACAATATTGATAATTGTGCCTTAAAAGGTGTCGAAGTTACTAAGACTGAAGCTTTTGCTGTTTTAAAAATTAAAATCTTTGAAATGCGTAATGAAATAAATACAGATGTCAAGAGTTATATTAAGCAGTTAAATAAATATTTCGCTCCATATGTGCGCCAGAACGTCGATAATGGTTCCAGAATAGATATACTAGGGTATTCAGTAAATCAGCGTTCTGTATATGCTACAGTCAAATTAAAGATAGATTTTATTGACTCTGATGGATTTAAGAATAATCAGTTCAGTGCAAAAGAAACAGTTAATATAATTAAGATGTATATTGAAATTTTCAGAACTTTTGCTGAACAATATCAAAGTGTAATTTAATAGGTGAAAAATGTTTAGAACTAGTGAATTGAAAAATCCATATAAAACAAAACCAATTTCTTCTGAAGTTATATTAATAACAAAATTATATAAAGAATGCGATATAGATTCATGGGTTGACCACTATTTAAATTGGTGTGGATTTGACCATATTATTATTGTAGATAATGAAAGTAATTGTTGTAATATAAAAGAAAAATTTAAAGATAATGAAAAAGTAGATGTTGTTTTATTATATGATAAATCTAAATTTTTAAATGTTCAACAATATTATTATACTAGATATGTTAATACAAATAATAAATACACATATCAATTTTTCTGTGATGATGACGAATATCTATGGTTTGATAAAACAAAATATAAAACAATAAATGATTATTTAAAAAAATTAAATGAAAATGATATTTATCAATTTGGTGTTCCTAGAACAAATATTTCTTATAAATCATCTAAAACACCAAAAACAAGACAAAAACCAATGATTGATGATTGTAAGTATGTCAGTGAAAAATATAATCAAGAAACATTTGTTGATGTAAAACCATTTATTCATAGATTTTTAAAAAATACTATGGACCATATAAAATTTGTATATCCACATTTTATTAATAATTATCCTGTAACACTACCAAATAATACAACATTTGAACCAAAAGTTGTAGGACCAAAAGCAAAAATAAATGTATCAAATTGTGATATTAGATTGTTCCATTATTATCATCGTTCATTAGATGAATGGGAAGAAAAATTAAATAGAACAAGAATAGATAGTGTAGAAAATTTAAAATATAAGGATCAACCTACTGATAAATCAATAGATTATCCTGAAAATGAATATACAAAATTATTAAATCCGTTTAAACGAAAATAAAAAATCACCTTCAAAAAGGTGATTTTATTTTTATCTTAAGAAACCGTCCATCCAAAGTTCATATAGTTTTGAAATCGGTTCCGTTAGTTCGATTCCTTCTTCGGATCGAACTGTTATTTTATGTTCTCCAGTTAAACAAGCATATTCCTGTTGGAACATCTGAATACCGAAGTCTCGAATCATTCTCTTCTTCCAAGCTTCATCTCTTCCAGGAATTTCATACCATTGAATCTTTGCAGGAACATAAGAACTTGCACCAGAAATAGCTTTCATCCAGATGTTATAAAATTCATTCATACCATGCGGAGTAGAAATAAGAATCATCATAGCATCCTTTCTACCAGATTGTGTAGGGAAAACTGACTTAATAAAGTCCTTAGCTTCTTCTTCAGGCAAGAATGCAAATTCGTCGACAAGCATCAAGTCAACAGATTTACCTCTAATAGCAGAAGAACCAGAAGCAGCACAGAATATCTTAGTTCCATTATCAAAACCGATACTTTCTTTTGACCAACCGCCTCTATCAGGATTAATTCCCTGTTGTAACCAAAG